ATTGAAATAAGTTTCTTTTTGATTGACTTTTGAACGGAGATCATCAAGTGTCTTCGGTCTAGCATAATCGTTGGTATTAGATTGCTGGAATCCACCACTTCCTCTACTAGAGTACCCTTGATTCAAACCAGGTCCGACATAAATCTTTTCCATAGGTGAGACATTGTTTTGTTTAGTTGACAATTCTTCTCTGGCACGACTTGTATAGAAATCAGTATGAGCCTTAGATCCATTAATGTTGCTAATATCTCTAGTTGGTATGTTCCTGTTTTCAACTTCTTGTTTTTTCCTGTAAAACTTATCAACACCAGTATCTAGGTCTAGTTTCTGTGTGAATTTCTCTATATTAGTGTTTTGTGTTACACCGCCTTTGATGAATGGCTGCATATTGTTGTGTTTGAATTGTTTAATATCCATCTTTTGACCACTTAATAGAGATAAGAAATTATCATCCTTCTGTTCCATACTGATATTAGTAAACATTGATGAATCAGCAGGTAATGGTACTACCCCAGTTTTTGATGGATTTTTCCCTTTGGTATACATATTTTTACTTCTATTGAATTCATCATCTATTACAGTGTTCATATATTTTGATTCATATACATTTCTCATTGATGATTTGTCTTCAGGGTGTAATTCCATCATTGTTCTCTAATCATTAATGGATAAAAAATAGTATCATAAATACACCTATTGTAGATTAGATATATCCATTATTATATCATCCGCATTACTGTTACACCGTAATATCGTATCGGCAATCATTTGTGTATAATTTGACTTAAATTGTCGCAACACCGCCACAATAAGCATCCGTAAATTATCAGGATATATATTTGAAATATAATCAACACGAACACAATTAGAATATTCGTCAATCTTCACTATATAATTAGTTTTTATCTTGTTGACATTGGGTGACGTGTATTTTATAGTAACAGGTGTCGTCAAATTTACATATATATTATTTATATCTACTTTTTTAAATAGTAGTTTGTGAATATATAGCATATTATATAATACCAAAACAATCTGTTTTATACACAATAATATCGTAGACACGTCCATATCCTCAAAAGCCTCTATGATAGGTCTAAAATAAGGGGTTATTATTACAGCAGATTCTTCAAATTTATCTGATTCCCCGTTGTCCAATAAATAATTGATAATATCACACTCATATTCGAAATAACAATCATATCTCAACAAATTAGGATGTCTATATTTTCGCGATAAATCATAACAAATCTTTAATAATTGGCTATCCCATGAACACAATTTTATAATATGACCATCTGTGCTATCATTCAGGTTTTGTAATAATGTCTTTGTGTGTTTGAAAAATCTCATATCTCTATCGCCAATAAACTCCGACCATTTTGATTGATCTACGATAATATGAAACTTTTTCAAATTTGTTGTAGATTTCATAACTTTGATATTATGGTAAGGGTATCTCATATCTGTTACCATACTCATATTGTATATTAAATATATACTTATATAAAAAAATAAAAGACTTAACGACATCTAACATTGTAATTGATAGATCCTTGAGGGTTACCTGGGGCATATAGATCATGTGCAGTACCTTTGTGCCAATTGTTTAAGTTATTAATTCCATCGTCAACACTTAATGATGAAGATGGAAGGAAACCATTTTGATCTTGTGGAGTATCTAAAATAGGTACATGGTTATCTTTAGCAACCATTCTGTAGTTAACAGGGACTCTATCGAACTCTTCAATAGCTTTTTCTTGAGGATCGTAACATAACCATTCCCATCTATTAATCCCAGTTCCTTTGAGAGTGCTAGCAGGGTTTGATATTCTGGTATCTTCTCTGGGAGCCATACATTGACGAGGATCATTTTGTGCAGTTACAGTACATGCACTATTTGATACATATTTTCCAGGAACATACTCTGATGCGTTACATTTACTAGATTTGTAGTTAATACCAAGGAGTTCACTTGAATCGTCAACAGCAGATTTCATCATACAAGTATTAGGCCCATAGGCTTGATAACGAAGTGCCGGATCATCTGGGAGACTCTTGCATTGAGAACAATCGTTATAAGGAATATTCAAAGTGTAAAGACCAGGTCCGATACTTCTCTTAAGTTTTTCAGTATAACTACAGCTATCTTGACTTAATCTCGTATCACTCGGCTGGTTCATTACAATTCTCTACTAAAGTGATATATTTTTAATATCAGCAATTGTTAAATTTCATCTGCGGTGGCAGAGGAACACTTCTATACATAATAGTTTGGCAAGCCGGTAGATGAAGAGACGTAGTATTTATAGGAGGTGTCTTGTCGTTTTTAATGATTCCGTCATCTGTTGGAACATACATATTTGTTCCACATTTTGAGACATATCTTGTTTGTCCTCTTAGTTCACTATCTAAATCAACGAAATTACCTTGAATATGTGAAACAGTTGTCCCTCCAACTAACCCAAGTTGATGTCTACATTTGTCCTTGTGTTCCCAATTCATAGGCGAAAGGATATAGCTTAGAGTGCTAACATTGTTTTGTAGATTTTGTTTATAAGAGCAATTATCATATTTACTTCTGTTAAAACTCATTATCTAATTATAATTAACAATTTTTTTACAGTCTTTTGGCATTACATTTGCTAAACTTGACCTTGTTGATATATGATCTAGTATCTTCTCCTCCTCTGATCCACGATTGAACAATATTGTCGGGATTTTGAACCTCTTTGACACAGTCTAGAATAGGCATAAAATTATTGGTAGTATATTCCATTAATCTCTTATTACATTTGAAACCATTTGTTTCTGATGATCCGATGACTTCATCTGTATTAGTAAAAACAGGCATGGTTCTTGTGTCTGATCCAGATAAGACATCAAGTTCTTTGTTTATGTCACCATTTTTCCCTCTTAATTGAGGGCCTCCAGTGAAGGTTCTTGTAATCAATTGAATAGGACATCTGTCACGAGTCATGGCAGACTGATTATTTCTTAATGCTGAATATGTATCAATTAGATAATCATCTGCAAGACCATATCCGGGACGTCCATGTAAATTAACATGATCATAAGCGATATCGGGAAGACTTCCAATTTCTTTATCAACTTTAGCATTATCGTTATAGTATAATGAATATTTTTCAAGCTGGTTATTGTTGTTATCTTTAGCGTTCATCCAACATTCGTCAGAGTTTAAACGAACATCTGCGTTATATGTACTCATCTGTTATATATTACCTATTTTATTTTAATAAATAAAAAAATAAATTCTAATCGTTTCGAATCATATTATTTGTAAAGTTATCATCAGGTATGTTGAATTTATGCTCCTCGTACTGATCATTATATTGTTTGTGTAAATTATTGTTCTCGAATTCTTTTATATCCCAATTATTCTTATTTTTACTATTTCCTATCTGTTCGAATAAATAATTGTCGTTTTTTAATATTTTATTAAAGCTCTCAACGCTTTGTTCTCCTTTACTATCCTGTTTCAAACTGTAAAGGGTACTGAATGTATTATCATTCATAGTTACCGTTTCCTGATAATCAATTTTTTTGAAGGTAATGTCATTATCTTCTGTTTCTTGCGAGAATGTTACCGAAGTGAACTTTTTCATTGTATACTACACCTTTTACTTAATATTTACCTCTATATTGTTTTTAAAGCCTTAAATCTCTATACAAGTTATCATAACAGCGTTCTCCATTGTTTTCTTTACATGATGTTCCTCTGTTATACAACCAATTGGCAAATACTGTCTGGTCATTAGGAATACTACTTCCAGGTACTGTGTAGAATTGTCGTTTGCCGGTAGTTCTGTCGTAAATGTCATCAGAATCCCTATACATTGATTCATCATACATTTTGTCTATTTGATCTTGTATTTTTGAATTGTCTATAGGGCACGCTCCGCTAGCCCCAGTTGTATCAGAATTTTCAAAAGCCAATGGAACTATTGGGTTCATAAATGGATTATCCTTTGTAGGTTTTATACATGCTTTATTTTCCACAATATCCATATTATTTTTATTCAAAAATGTCTCCGTCTCCGAGCGAAATCTATACTGATAATTGTGTATTAAAACTATCATAATAACTATGATAATCATAAATAACACAATCTTCATATCTTGTAAAATAAGTGCGAGTATGGTACACACAAATATTACAAGTCGCGTGAGAGCATTAAGCTTATCATCTATTGACATATAGTCTGTCGGAATTAACACCGGTCGTAACAGTATATTTATATTTTGTGTCCAAAACATATTTCACCTTTATCTATTTATTTTATATGATTTTTATTCATCTTGATCACTTGATACAGTCGGGGCATTGGATGAACTAGCCTTCTTTCTTTCTTGAAGCTTCTTTTTGAGTTGCTTTGCTTTTGCGAGTTTTTTCAGAGAACTTTCATTCACAGATGTTCTAGTACCTTTGGGTTTTTGTTGTTTAGCCATTCCATTAAACATAGAGGCAAAATCATTACCACCGCCACTTCCCATCATTGAAGACATCATACTCATCATAGACGCCATGTCAGGGCCATTTCCATTTTTGCCACCGGATTTGCCGGCACCTCCAAACATATTTGGCATGGATGAAGCAAATTTAAGGGCATCTTGAATGAGATTTTCCTGTTTAAGCTCTCCATTGGAAATCTTGGTTGCCATCTTCTTGCTTACATTTGTAATAATATCAGCGAATCCACTATCTGGATCACCGATAGCTTTAAACACGTCACCATTTTCACCCATCGCCTTTTGAAGTCTACCAACATCAACATCTTCAAGAATCTCCTTGGCAAGTTTTCCAATCGTCGTATCTTCAATGAATTTCATATCAATACCAGATTTGTCCTTGATTTTCTTGTGACGAATCTCTTGAAGATATACGAGTACCTTTCTGATCTTCTCGTCTTCAATAGAAAGCATCAAATCACTGGTATCTACGGTCTGTAGTATTTTAACGATACTAGCAGACACTTCATCCGATAGATCATTTCTAAAAATGTAAAATACACTCACAAAATGAGTACATAGATAATCGTCTTGAAGAAGTGACATAATATCACCAATTGAAATATCCTTATAGAGATTGATCTCTGTGTTATCTTTCAACCAAGAATCAAAATTATCTACAAATGAATCCCATTTCTCTTCAGAAATATTCTCCCTGATGTAAGAAATGTATTCATCAGAATTTTTATCAAATGTAGAATAATTATCCTTAATAGATTTTAGTATGTTCTTCCCATTGACATCACTCTTGTCTTTCTTTGCCTCGTCCTTGAGTCTTTTGAGGAAATCAATGTAATATTGATTGAAAATAAATGTAGATGGCATATATTCTCAATATATACAATAGCCTTTATATACGTTTATAGTATATCACTTGCTCGTTGTTTCATAATTTCCTCCATGGAAGGTATTTTACCCTTGCTTTTACCTTCGTAATCTGACATGGACGGTTTATTTATGTCTATATCTGATGAAATAGTAGTATTATTATTATCTATCATGTCCCAATTATAATTTTTATCATTAATTACACCATTTACACCATTTACACCATCATCATCCAATGATGAAAATTGTTCAGCTGATATGGCACCTAATGTGAAAGCACGAGGTTCCCCTACTTCTTCATTCGTATTTGAATTAGATTGTTTTCCGACTTCAACACCGTCTTTTGAGGTTTTAGGGTCTCTTGTGGTTTGTACTGAAAATAAAACACCTCTATTTGGTAAGAGCAAATAATCAAATACAGCCTTCCCAAATAAATATTCCTTATTCTTCACAATTAATAAAGCTGGTACAGATTGTATTTTAGGATCTATGGGTTTTTTCAATGTTCTTAACAAATCAATAGACACCAGTTTTATCATATTATTTTTATCGTGCCTTTTTATTGTTTCTAATAATACATTACAATGTTGACAGAACTCACTATAAAAGAGAATCATTCTATCTAAAAAAATGACATTTAGTCTTATATACATTATAATATAAAATCATTGGAATATGGATATTTCTTATATACACCCCCTTTGATACCATTATCATCTTCTGACAGCATTTTATCTAATAATGCTTTACGCACTATGTTCTGGTTAATAATGTATTGTTCATTTTTAACAAAATCTTCATCTTCTATATCGTCTCGTGATATTTTGCTATATAAAAGATCATTTACATCCTTGTCCTCTGAACATGCGCTTTCATATGTGTCTTCCATATTCAATATATTATTTTTGTAATGTGTATATCCTGATAGAAACGTATGCGAATCGGTATCAATTGTATCTTCATTTTCATCATTACGCATATATATCTTGTCCTCATGTACTTTACCAACTACAGCATAACGGACCAAATCTAATTTTTTTGTTTGAGAACATGCGACAAAAAGTATTTTTACATGATCAGCATATACATCAGCTTTATTATGAAATACTATATCATAATCAAGTAGCATTTCATTAACGTTATTGCGATTTTCTTTGAATCTATTTAGGGAACAATACACTATTTTTACTGATTTAGTTTTATTAGACTTCTT